TTCTTCCACTGTACGCTTTTAAATACGATCATTTACCCTACCCATTTCCAACCAACCAAATACTTCATTAAGAATTTACGAAGTTTTGATGGCTCTTGTTTTGTGCCAATATCCCAACCATTAAGTTGAGTTGACCATGTTGTGTTTGTTCCGTCATCAGCAATTTTATATACCATACCAGTAGCAACTGGACCATGAAGACCAGCGATACCTTGAGCACGATAATAATACTGATGTGGAGAACATTGAGAAAAATCTAAGTCTAAAAGAATCTGTTCTGTCAGTGGAAAGAAATACTCAATCTCAAGTTGTTTCATCATACTACCTCGATATTTACCGCTTCTGTGTAGAGAGTCCGCATGTAGGTTTTAACTTGTTCTTTATCAACATCCGTTTCAATCGAATCGATGTAATGAGCAAGTACAGATAGCGTATCTTCAAGGTTGATTTCCTCACCGATCTCACCATCATTAAACTCTGACATGTCTTCAATAATTTTGATTTCATGACATCCTTTATTATACAACTTTTGGATGAACTTGTCAAATTTATAAAAGTCTGTCTTATTCACCACTACCAATTTTACATATTTTTGTGCAAGATCCAATTCGTCTAAGTTGACAGGTTCGATTTCTTTATCGTTGTATTCGAGTCTTTCGAACATTGTATAAGGATTAGCAATGAACTCGAGTTCTCTTGTCTCGAGATCGAACAAGTGAAACCCTCTGGTGTCGTTATAGTCTTGCCATGTGAGTTCGTAGGGATTTCCGAGATAATAGATATGACCATCATCGCTACGATGGTGATAATGCCCAGAAAAAACCAAATCAAATTTATCGAATAACGCTTTATTAAGTCCTTCATGACTTTCCATTCCTCTGTGCATTGCGAATCCCGCAATTTCAAAATGACCCATACATAGGTCTGCTGTAGTATTTTTCATTTCACTAATTGAGGCATCGTAATTGTCTGGACAGATCCATGGCATCATACAAATATCAACCCCATCTACCTGAATAGTAGTTGGGCTGTCAATAACAGTAATGTTATTATATTCTTTTAGAAGTAAGTCAGGTGAGTTTACATCATTAGTATTTTTATAGTATGTATCGTGATTGCCTGCAAGCATGTGAACAGTAATACCTAATTCAGCAAGACGATTAAAAAACATTTCCTTTGCTCTTTGTAAAGCATAGAAATTAACATATTTGCGACGATCAAAAGTATCGCCCAATATTAGAACATTAGTGATACCACTCTCAACAAGTCGAGGGAAGAAAACAGTATCATAGAATTTTTCAAAGAAATCTAAAAAGGCAATACTATCATTTCTTGCACCAAAGTGCTGGTCTGTAATAATTGCTACCTTCAAATGAATCCTACCTTTCTATTTGTCTTGACAGTTTTTGTTGTTTCAGATTGTTGATTGAAAATCTCAGCAAGAGAAAACTCAACAACTTCACCACCCTTGCGCTTTGGAATTTTACCACCAAGTTTATCAGCAAGGATGGTTGCGTGATGTAATGATAGTGGTTTGAATTCAACGATGTCAAAGCAACGACCTGGACGAACCAATGCAGAGTCAATGTCACGAATGCTTGGAAGGTTAGTAGAGAAAACCATCTTCTTACCTTTTGTAGTCACAAGACCATCACCAACATTTAAGAATCGGTGCATCATTGTATTACCATCACTGCGTGACTTCAAGAATGCATCGCTGTCTTCAAGCACCATAACTTCTGCATCGTCTTCAATGAAGCGAGCAAAGAAACCATCTTTGTCAAGAATGTTAGAATCATAAGTTACGATTGCAGAAGAATTGCGATGAGCAAGTAGACCACGAATGAATGTAGTCTTGCCAGTTCCTGGAGGTCCAATTAATAAGAGAATATTTGCATTGCTATCCATGTAGCGATCGTAGTAATCTTCAAGTGATTCATCACCAAGGAATGGATACATTTCTTTCACTGGGAGACGAGAACGATTGAGTGGAACATTAACAGAATTACCATCACCACCATATACCCATTCGATATAAGATGTAACGATATCAAAGTTTTCTTCCACCAGTTCAATCATCTCATCTGCAAATTCTGTGTCACCAAATGCACGAACTTCTGTTGAATTACTATTGACACTAAACTTAATAAAGTTATGTGTTTCTCTTTCAACCAAAAATCCAGATGAAGAATTAGTTTGTACGAATTGGAAATCTTGGAAAGATGATTCAGCCCAATGCTTCCATGTATCACGATTAGCAAGTACTGTGGTCTCTCTTTGCACAGTTGTCTTGTTTTCATTGAATCGCTTCTGCATAATTTCAGAAGTGATCAAATCTTCAATATCACTAACACCTAAAAATATATTTTCTTTATTTTCCATAATATTACTCAAATTAAACATGTTGTCCCAAGCATCCCATGCGAAATGTTTGAGAAATTTCTTACCTTTTTTGCGTTGCTTATTCTTTAGTGATCGAAATGATTTTGTTCGAACTGTTCTAGTACCAATTTCTAAATCACGGAGTATCTGCTGCACTGTGTGGGTCATCATCATTACCTATAAAATCATCTAAACTTGGTTGCTTCTTTTTACGCTTTGCAGCTTTGCGTTCAATAAAATCATCCAGTTGATGATTCTGTTGCATGAATTCCATATACTGATTATGGAACTCTCTGTCATCATCTTGATCTTGAGTCTCAAACATTTCCATTGGCATCTCTTGTATCATCTTACCTTTAATGTAAGTCTGTTTCTTTTCTTTGGCAATCCTACGGAGAAATGCATAGTAGATAATCTGAGTGTAATAAGCAAATGGGTTACTGGACTTGTCTGGATTAAAGTTATCAAGATACTGAAGACAGTTTTCTATACCATCGGAGATCATCTCTTCTCGATAGGAGTAGTTTATAAAATTGGGTTTGTAAGAGAGATGGGTTGCGATCTTTAAGATACATTCACCGATGTAGTTAGTAACAATCGGTTTTGGTTTACCTTCTTCTAATGCCTTAGCACATTTTTCACGATACTCGATTAGAGCATCTAAAAAATCTTTGTTATTTACATAGTGCGCCATACATGGAAGTTCCTCTTAAAGTTCAAGTTATTCATAAGTATACATCATTCATAATGAAAAGACAAATCTTATTGACTTTGTAATATTGCATTACAAAATATATTTGCTTTTTTATTTGTCTTGAGGCATAATTCAGAGTGTCTGGGGTTGATGATGATTCTTAATTAACTGTATCGTTTCCATCAACTAAGAACTTCAGTTTCTCTTTCCAGTCAATCTCTTCTCTTTCCTCTCCCAAGACACCTTGCAATTGATCAATCATCTTCCTTGCTTTCTCTGGTGTCATCTCTTCATCATCCCAAGATAATGTTTCTTGCTGTCCAGCAGGAACGAAAAGAGTAGAATCCTCATGGTCTTTTACAATTCTTTGATAATGAGGAATGAATACATGATGCAATTTCTTAATGAAAAGAATATTTACTTTGGGTAGGACAAATTCAGATTCGTCTGTGAATGCACAGAGAGGAGATGCAGTAAGGTGTTCCTTACCTGCTTCAAAGTTCACAATAGTTTTCATAATCATAGGGTGTTCGATAAGAACATGGGCATCATCTTCTTGGCGAAGAACTGCCATCACCTGTTCGCCAGATGTTAATTTAATAACAACATAAAAATCGTTATTGTTTAGCATATTTCCACCTCCACAATCTTAATTTTAAATTCTTCTTCAGCATAAGTTTTGTAACGCTCTGCTGCATGATTTAGAGTATGGTTCTTCCAAGACTTCCAATGTAAGTCATCGGCAATATCAAAAAGATTACAAGATGATTTTCCTTCTTTCAATCTCAATCCACGACCAATACTTTGCAGATTACGGATTTTAGATTTACTTGGCGATGCAAAAATAACATTCTCGATAGACGGTATATTGATCCCAGTTGAGAATGTGCCAAAACTAGCAATAATAATAGCATCGCTTTCTTGTTCAGTGATATGACGAATAGATTCCCTATCGGAAACATCTGTTCCACCATGCACAAAGAAAATCTTTCTTTTATCGTGTGACTTTTCTTTAATCAACTCGTAAAGAATCTTTCCATGCTTTTCAACATACTGAAAAAGGACAAGAGTATTACCAGTAGATGCTACAGCTAAATTGCGTATAAATTTATTACGCTTTTCGTTGGTGACTAACCAATCCATCTCTTCTTGATAAGTCTTGTTTTTTCGTTCTTTGCGAATCTCTTCTGAGTATTTCAGAATCAGACACTTTATATTTAGGTTTGACAGTCTTCCTGAATCCATCAAAGACTTAGTAGTAGTTACTCTGTGTACTGGTCCAAAAATACCTTCTAAAACAAGACGATGAATTTTCTTGTTATCAAGTGTACCTGTAGTTCCAACACGATAGCGAATGCTATCCATCTTTTCCATAACACCTGTTAAGGATTTTGCTTTGAATTGATGGGCTTCGTCACCGAAAATGACATTGAATTGTTTGAACCAAGATTTTGGTTGCAGATAGATTGACTGCCATGTAGTGATTAAAACATCTTTAGTGAACTCTTTTGGGAATCCAGCGTAAAGTTTTTGGCAGTGAGTTTTTACAGACCAGTGATTGATAGTAGAGTAATCTTCAAAGTCTGAATACATTTGTTCAACAAGCGATGTTGTTGGAACAATAAGAATACATTTGCGATTTTCACTAAGGTGATAGCGCATCAAAGAATATATGATAAATGATTTACCAGAACCAGTTGGAGAAAGAAGTAGAGTTCGTTCTTCGTTTGCTGCTTTTTGAATAGCATCAATTTGGTAATCACGAATCTCAATCTTGTCAGGTAACTCTAATGCTTTAACATACTTCTCAACTTGTTCGTGTGTAATATTATTGTTTACTGCAAAGTCATCTTTATAAGATAGAGTGTAGTCATTTCGTTCACAGAACTGTTCAACATACTGTAGCAAACCAATGTAAAGAGTTTTCCTTACTTGATCATATAGACGAACTTTACCATCCCAAAGTCTTGCTTTAAATTGAGGAGTGAATCGTGCTCCAGGATATTCATATGTAAAGAAGTCAGCAAGTTCCTGCTCTACGCTAGGATCGCTAAACACTCTCATATAAACTTCATCTAGTTTTTCAACTACAACATTAATCATTACATTCCTGCTAAGAATTTCTTCCATTCGACAGCAGTTTTAATTTGCCAATCTCTGGCTTTAATCTGTCCAAGAATAGATTCTAAAAGATATATCATTGTATCAAGATATTTTAATTTTACTTCTAAAGAATTTAGGTCTTCATCACCAGTAAGAAATTCATCCATTTCATTCTTTAATGGTTTAACACCTTGCCATTGATCCCAGTTATTGTCCTTCAATTCATCACGAGACATCTCACCACGGAAATAACGAAATTTATTCTTACGAAGTAAGTTGTAATCAGATTGAAGTTTAGTATGCTTGAGTTTAACTTGCACAAGCAATTTTACATATTTGGCATGGAGTTTGGGAGTGGCAGTGGATTGCTCACCAAGATAGTTATCATCTATCTCAGCATCGGCTTCCCACATGTCTTGCAATTGTTCTATATTCATAATAATCCTCAAGTTGATTTATTGCTATTATACAACAAATCTTACAAAAAATCAAGTTTGTCTTACAAGAATTTGTAATATCCGTAACGGAATACTACATGTCCTGTTAGATAAGTCACATCTGTATTGGTTGATTGGAACACTAGAGATTCTAGTGATATTGGGAAAAGATCTTTGAATTCAATAGTCTGTACAACCATATTGGTTGCAGATAAAATACTTAAAGTTGCATCTGAAAAGTTTTTAGATAACTCAGTTCTTGCATATGTATCATGTGAAATAAAGTTAGAGTATTGTTCCCATTTTTCTGGGAAACCCAAACCAACTATCCATTCGTGTATAGCCTTGTAGTTTGCCATATTTGCATCAACTAGGAATTGTACATCTAGCTGATCGTATGTCAGCATCTCACCTGGAATTGGTTGAACACTTAATGGAGTAGTAAAATCGGCAACACCCAAATTGATGGCTGGCAGATTTGCTTGCTGACAAAAGTATGATAAGTCAGGAAGTTTATTTACAGTCAACATAAACCCATTAGGTGATAATGGATTGATTGTTGTTGGTATAGTCGGAGTAGTCATATGATTATTTATCCAAATGAAAAAGAGGGATCTCGAAAGACCCCTCTTTGATTACCGCTTTTTGTCAGTTAAGTAACCGACTTGATTTTTACATCAAGTTAGTAACTTTAACACGACGGTAGTAGTAGTTCACATTTGCAGTCAAGTTGTCTTGACCAGAAACACCGTCATCCAAATTAACGAATGGGTTAGCAACTAGACCGTAACGAGTCTTGAAGCCAATCTTTGGTTGGAAGCTGTTAGGATCAACAGCACGAACCATTTGCAATGGAACATATGGGCAATAGAACAAGCCAGCATCAAACGCTGATTGACCTTTGTAGCCAACAACGAAGAACTGAGTTGCTGACACATTGCTTGTATATGGGTCAACATATACTTTGTACTTGCCGTTTAGAACACCAGCGTAAGTAGTAGAAGTGTCATCAACAGTAAGATCGTTCTTACCAGTGATACCAGAAGAGTAGTCAAGAACACCAGCCATCGCTAGAGCAGATGCAACATCTGCAGAAGTGATGATGATATTACCACGACCACGACGAGTTTGTTGACCAATAGCGTTTGCTTCACGCTCGATTTGGAACATCAAACCTTTGAACTTCTCAACAGACCAACGACCATTTGAATCAACATCAAGGTCGAAAGTACCAGTAGTAGCAGTACCAACTTGAGCACCAGCTTTAGCTGTGTTGTAGATTGTACGGATAACTTCACGGTTGATTTCAGCAAGGATCTCAGTAGAGAGAATGTTGCTTAATTCACCTTCAGCGTCAAGACCATGAACAGACTTCATGTCTTGTGCTAGTTCGATAGAGTATTCTGCCTTCAAAGCACGAGTCTTTGCAGTTACAGAAGTCTTTTCGATAGAGAAAGCCATTTGACCGAAAGAACCATCACCTGTACCACCTTGGCCAAGACGCTCGCCATCAGCAGTAGCTAAACCAGTACCAGTAGTGTCAGAGCCAGCAAAAGCAGCAGGACCAGAGTAAGTACCAGTACCAGAGAAGTCAGTATCAGCTTCGTTGAACAAAGCCTCAGTACCACCTTGAGTAGAGTAGCGTGACTTCATTGCGAAGATCAAGCCAGTTGGTTGAGTCATTGGTTGTACACCGCAAACATCATAAGCGATAAGTTGTGGCATTGCACGACGAACTAGGCTGATCAATACTGGATCAAACTTAGCGAAACCGCCAGTGTCACCATATGAACCAACTGCGTTAGCAGGAGCAGTTTCAAACAACGCTTCACGCTGTTTTTGCATTTCACGCTCTTGGTTTTCCAAGAGAACCGCAGTAACTTCCTTACGGTAGTTATCACGGATTTTTGGAGCTTGTTCGTGGTTTAGAACTGGAGCCCACTTTTCCATTAATTGTTGACGAGTATTTGTCATTTCTTTTTTCCTCTTACTTGTAAGATTTTGTTATAGCTGATAGATAAGCATTCATTGATGGGTCAACTTTTGGCTTTTTCTCTTCAGTTAAAATTTCAACTGGAGTGTCAGTAACCACTGACTCAACAATATTAGTTTGCTTATTTGTGAAATAATTTTCACGGATTGTCTTTACTTTAGTCTCGAATGATTCAGCATCTTCGTAGCTTAGTTCTTCAACCAAACCTAAGAACTTTTCTGCTTCAGTGTCAGTTAGACCTTCACTGATAGACTTAACGATTTCAGTACGCTTTGCTTCTGCGATTGTCTTAGACAAATCAATATTAGCAGCAACTTGTTCATTTAGTTTTGCTTCTAGTTCTGATACCTTGTCTTCCATTTCGCCTAGTAGGTCATACTTTTCTTCTGGAACATCAATATAATGTTCTTCGAATAAAGACTTCATACCTGAAACGAAAGATTCGAGAATTTCAGACTTAATACCACGCTCAAGGGCAATTTCATTCTGTGCCATCCACTGCTCAGCTACATAGCCGAGATATCCATCAACTTGTTCAACAAGACCCTCTGTATTCTTCGCAACTTGCTCAGCAAGTTTGCTTTCGAATTCTTCTTCTAAACGAGCAACTTCATTCTTAACACGAACCATTACTGCTGATTCAAAGATTGTAGTTGCTTTTGTTTTAAATTCTTCTGTTAACTCTTCACCATTGAAAAGTGCATCCATGTCTTCTTTGACTGGACGAACTACAGACTGGTCGCCTGCAACTGCAGATGAAGTAGCTGGATTAGATTTCTTAGATGTAGCATCTGCTGCTTCATCTTCGTTATCTACATTGTTCTTTTTGTTTGCTTCGTTGTCTGCTGGTGATTGTGCAGGAACTGCGTCACCCTGACGAACTGGAGCTTTGTCAGCACTGACAGCACCTTGTGTTGTAGAATTACTACCACCTTCTGTGCCGTGTACCTTAGATTCTGCTAAGATTTCAGCAATTTTTTGTTCGATTGACATCTATGTTCTCCTAACTGGATAAGTTCTGTTAAATTATTTATTATTTATCTGATTTTACTCAGAAACTTTTGGAAAGCCAAAACCTTTGCTTCCTCTAATTGACGAGAAGAAGCCTTTCTAATGTGTTGCTTGACTTCCTCTATATGCTTTTCCACGAACTTTCCATCAATAAATGTCCACTCTTTGTTCTCCATGATTCCACGGACAAAGGCATCTGGAGCAGAGGGGTCTGCAACGATATCAGCTGCAGTTGACAGCATGAAGTCGTCTTGTACAACATTGACGCCATCTTCGTTCATTTTAAGCGAGCCAAGTGCACGACTAGAAACACCAAGATTTGCACCGCCTTCGAGAAGACCTTTGGCAATTTGTCCCATTGGGGTTTCTAGGATTTTTGCTTTTCCGATGTAATTAGTACCCTCTTTGCGCAAATCTACAATCATGTGTGAAACACGATCTAGATTAATGCTTGGAGTGTCTGGGTGACCTAATTCACCATAAGCACGATTTGTTTTTACTTGTTCCTGTAGGTAACGAGCAACTTCTTTGTCCATTACTGATTCAGGATACATGCGACCATTACGGTTCTTTAATTCTGATTGTAGGAAAACACCTTCGATGAAGAATGCTTTACCTTTACCAAGTTTCTCTTCAACAATAAACTTGGTTTCGTGTGTTAAGTCTTCTCTAATAAGTTTCATAGTTATGCCTTATCTGGTGAACCACTTAATGTGGTAGAAGCACCAACACGAGTTGGATCGTCGTAAGCACCGTAAGTAGCATCTTCAACTTTAGTTGACCAACCAGCAATTTTACGAAGTACAAGATAACCAGTTACTGGTTTAGCAGCATCATTAACCACAACAATGTCTGCTGTGTTATTAGTGTTATCGCTAATGCCCATAGAATTAAGATCTAAGAATGGAGCATTTTCTGGAGCAACCGAGATAATATTTTTACCACCACGAGTGATACGAGTACCAGCACCATCTGCACCAGTACAAAGAAACTTAACGATATTAACTGTTGGTGTATCAGAATTACGAGCCTGACTGCCAGCAGTTAAGTTAGCAATAGTGATAGTACCTGACTCAGCAGCAACAGTATCAAAATGAATGATAGTTTCTTGGTTTGTATTTTTAACAGTTGTAAATAAGACAGCCATTTTTATTCCTCTATTTTTGTAAGTACATGCATAAAACTTTCTTTGTTTTCACGCATATACTCAATAATCTCTGTTTGATTCTGTAATAGATTATTTAGTCGCTCTTGGGTACTCTCGCTAATTGCTACAATACTATCATCTTTGAGCACATAGTGTAGTTTATTCTCAATTAAGCGATCCAATTTATTTAAAGAGCGAATCTTTTGTACCACTGGATCTACTGAAAACATATGTGAAGAAGCAAGTTGTTTGTATGATTCTACTAATGTATCTGTTACTTTAACTTCATGGTATTCATTAATAATATTAGCGATTGTTGTATCAGAAAGTTCTTCGTATAGTTCTTTAGATGCTTGTTCTTCTAATTTTTTAGAATTGTATTCGTATTTAATTTGAGTTCTTGCTTCTTCTAAACTCTTGTATGTTGTTTCTTTACCATCTACTAAAATTGTGTTTTCACATTTTTCAATTAGATGACCATACGATCTGATACTTTCATCAGATCTAAAAAGAGATTTAGCAAACTGTCCGTAATACATTATTCTGGTTTTGTTTCAGTTGGAATTTCCACAATAACTTGATCAGAAACAACTACGGTTTCTTCTTTCTTTGGCTCTTGTGGTTTCTCAGTGAATACATTTGAAGTAAAACCAAGATCCATGGCCATTGATGATTTTTGTACTAAGTCTGACATTATTCGGTTTCTGCTGGTTCAGCTACAGAATCAGCTTCTAATGCTTGTGTTGCTGTTGTAAACATGCTTGCAGCAGTTGCTTGGCGGAGATCTTCAATCTTTGCACCTAGTTTTTCAGCCATTGCATCTGCAAAGGACTGTTCTGTCGCCATAGCATCACCTGCTTTAATAGCGTCAACTAATTTAATTACGGATTCACTCATTTCATTCTCCTATTAATTTGGCCAAGTACCAGTTTTTAATTTGGTAACTTTACTCTTCTGTTGTGTATCTTGTTCAGTATCTTGTTGATCATCTTGACTAGCATCTTGTGCTTGTTGATCTTGATCACCTTGATCACCTTGATCTTGTTGTTCTTGTGCAGTTTGTTGCTGAGCCATGGCATCTTGTTGTTGTTGCTGTGCATCCATCATTGGTTGCTGTTGCGCTAACTGTATCTGTCCTTGCATCTCAGCGTTTTGTACCATTTCTGCTTGCTCAGATTTAATCTGTTTAGCAATATCTGCAATCTCATCTTTATTCATTCTAAGGATGTTTTGTTTAGCCCAATCCAGCGAGTAGTATTTACCAACATATGGATCAATAAGCTGTAACAAACTAATACGAGATTGCATAAGTTCAGAGTCACGCATTTCAGCATAGTGATTATCTTCAATGAAGTCGTACTTAATATCAGCACGAATATCTTCCCATTCATCTGGGCGGATAATACCTTTAGCAATTAACTGAACACGAAGCGCATGACTAAACAATAACGAAAATTTCTTGCGAAGTCTAATGATGAACTTATTAAATTTAATTTCATCACGAGTAATCTCTTGTGAACGACCAATTGAGAAACCTTGCGATGCTTGCAAGCGACTCACTGGAACATTCAATGCATGGTAAAGTTTATTCTGGAAGTATTCAATATCTTGAATCTCACCAAGATTTTGTCCACCTGGAAGAGTAGTAATTTCAGTACCTTTACCACCTTCACGACGAGGCATCCAGAAATCTTCCATCATTGATAGATGGCGACGATCGTCACGAGTTTCACCAGTAGTTGCATCATAAACAATCTTGTTACGGAACTTGTTCATGATATCAGAAACATACTGTTCTGCTTTTAGTTTTGGTAAATTACCAACATCAATGTAGAAAATGCGACGCTCTGGTGCACGACTAATACGGTAGATGACTAGTGAGTCTTCAATCATCTTAAGTTGGTTTACTGGTTTGATTGCTTTGTGTAAGTATGACATTGCCATACCACTGTTTGCATCATTAAAACCAGATGGAACATAAACAACTGAATCTAGTGCTAACTTAACACCATGTGTTGTTTGTTCCGTAATGCCTTTGTCGTTGTACAGGTAGTATTCTTCAACTTCCTTAACAACCTCAACACCTTGTGGTGTCTTTTCTTTTTTAATATTCTTAATACGACGAATCTTACGAGGATCAATGTATCGTAGTTCTACAATGCCATCTTTAATTCTAGTTTCGTCAATAAGAATTTGATAATATAATCTTCCATCTATGTACCATGAACGGAAGATTTCGTGTGCTCGTTCATCGAACTTTAACACTTTACAAATATTATCAAACTCTTCTTTAATCTTTTTCTTGATAGAGCCTGAGACATTAACTTCATCTAGAATAATCTCAACAGAGCGACGCATTTCGTCTGCCACGATTGCTTCATTAATAATGTCTTCAATTGCAGCATCACAATCACTGTATTGGGCAACTTCACGATAACGACGGATTAAGTCATTTTCGTTTTTGATAACACCTTCCAAGTCCATGACCAAGCCGTAGTATCCACCAGCATTTACGCCAGTGTTTACTACGGTGGCACTTGTTTCTTGTGCAGAAGGAGGCACTACACTAGGAAGTGCCTGATCATCTTTGCGCTTTATCTCAAATCCAAAAATTTGCATTATGTAATAACCTCAGTTAATAATTAAAGTGGGAAGCTACCAATCGGAGTGTCAATACCAATATTAACACCGAATCCAGCAGCTGCACCAGTATTCGAAGTGAAGAAGTTGTAAGTAAATTCTACATCGAATTGCTCAATTGCATTTTGTTGTTCGTAATCTAAACCAATTGCAGAGATTGCAGTTGGGAAAGCATCAATGAACTTATAAGTCTTGATTGTTGCTCCGTTGCGATCTAGCTGGTGAACAGCCAAGTCAACTTGGTAATCACGAGGATTAACACGACCAAGAGTAGTGTCATAGTTCTGGATACCAGACTGCCACTGCTCAAGAGCGTTACGGATGTTGAAAGTTGTGTCGTTATAAACTGTTACAGTCCATGGTTGGAATGTACGCTCACCTGCAAAGTTTACTGGACGACCACGATAAAGAACAGGAATGTTCTCAATAGTGGATGCTGGTAACTGAGCAGCTTTACACAAAAACTGTGCACGCTGTCCAGCTACTACGCCAAGTGAAACAAATGACGGAAAGGTCATTTCGACACGGAATTGATTAGGGCGAGCACCGCCACCAATCATTTGTGCTTTAAAATCAGCAATATTTGCCATTTTTTATCTCCTTGTTCTATTATTTATCCGTGCTTAAGCGAGTTCAGTGAAATTAATCGCAGAACGAGCAGCAACGAAGTTAAGAGTGATAAAGTTGATAGAACGATTAGGTTTAACAAAGATATCGGCAACGAATTCGTTACGATCAATAACTTGACCTGTGTTATTTGACTCATCACATTTAACAACGAAATCAGTAACACCACGACGACCTTGTACATCTCTTAAGAATGGTTCTACCAATGCACGGAACTGTGCACGAGTAAAGCTGTCGTTGAATTCAAACAACTGGAATTTAGCAGCTGTAGCAATTGCTTTTTCCATAACGATGAATAGACGACGGACATTGATACGATCGAATGCACTTGGTGAAGACAAGAGAGTCTTGTCACCGAATAGAACAGTGCCTTCTCCTGGGAATGTAACAACTGGGTTAATACCCTTCTTGTAAAGAGTATCACGAAGTGCTTTGTTTGGGTTGAATGCTAATTTAACAACATTCTTAATCTGACCACGATTTAAACCAGATGGTGAGAACCATGGATCATTAGTGTAGTCAGTACGAGCACATAGACCAGCAACATCACCATTTAGTGGAACATAACGGTATTTGTCATTATAGCGATCGTATTGATATTTGTAACCAGAATCCATAACACCATAAGAAGTGCTTGGAAGTGCGTCACGGTAAGTAGTGATTTGAGTTGCTGCAGTAGAATCTGTACCGATGATAACATCACCAGAAGAGTTGTCTTGTGGAGAAACAAACACTACGCAATCTTTGCGAACTTCAGCAATGTTATTGATAACATAAGTTGCAACAGCAGAAGACGCTTTACCTAAAGCAATTAGGCTAACATCATACTGTTCTGCATCGCTGAATAAAGAGAAACCATCTTCAATCTCGCCATCAGTTGCAGCGTAGTCATCAGTACCACCAGTTAATGATAGACCAAGAGCAGCAGTTAATGCTTTGTAAGCAGAACCAGCTAAACCAGTAGCTGCAGAACCCCATGCTGCACCAGAAACGGCAACTGCAGTAGAGTGATCCATCCAGTAGACATACTGTGAACGGCTATTTACTACATCTTTGTAGTAGTTGTTTGTACCATCAAATTTCTTAGCATCAGATGCTTTAGAAACATAAGCAAATTTTTCTAGAATAGTACCAGCTGTACCAGTGAAAACTCCATCTTCGTCAATAACAGCGATATGCAATTCATCAAGAGAAGAATTAGCACCAACACCTTTAGAGTAAGTAGAAGTTCCTGGAGCACCATCAAACTGATCTTTATATGCCCATGTTGACCAAGTAGCAGAGTCAGCAACAGCAACTTTTAAAGAGTTACCTGCAGTTCCTGGAAACTTAGCAGCAAATTCACCAACAGTTCCTTCGCCATTGGCAAAATTCGCTAGGTAGTGCGCATTGTTTTTAATTTTAACTGGAGTACCTGATGATACAGCGTTAAGGTGACCTGTGTCTAGACGAACTAGAAGAAGGTTATTTGTGTAGGCTAGGAAGTTGCCAGCAGTAAAGAAAGATTGGAAGTTGCTATCATTTGGCTTACCAAAACGACGAACTAATTCATTCTCAGAACTAACTGTTGTTGGCTCTGAAACTGGACCCCATTGGAATGTACCAGCAAACGCACCAATTGCAGTCGATACTGCTGGAACGATTGAAGATAAATCTTTTTCTACGACTGCAACGCCTGGAGATAGTTGAAACGGCATTGTAATTCTCCTTGTTAATAAGTTTTACTAGACAAAATTCATGTCTACATTTTATTTAGTTTTTACACGATTTCTAGAAGTTCAAAGGTGGCTTTTCTGGTCCACCATCATCGTAAAAGCCAAATGGGGTCAATTCTTCTTCAATCGCCTTCATCTGTTTTTTATACATTTCTTCTCTAAGGTTTACATTATTTAGGTCTTTAAAATAACTGTTAGTTGTCAACCAACCAAACAGAACTAACGGCATTACCAAGTCATCGTGATACCCTTCATCAGCTTCATAAGAACCCTTCTTCTCAATAAAAGTAGAGATTTCAGAGATCGTATCAGCGTCATTTACAATCAATTTATTTTCTTCGACTAACGCTTTGAAGTTGTGACACCCGATTCGTTTAATCTTTTTATCGGTATTAACTCCCAGTTGAGTCTTACCACCACCAAAACCACCTGAGACTGTTTGTCCCGTAGCGTGTCTTGTAACCATCAATATGTTATCGTATTCTAATTCGCTGTATAAAATATGTGCAACTTGTTCGGAAATATTTGTTTCCATTAGTACCCATGCTCTATTATAATCATTACCTACTTTGTAAATAATGTTAGGATATAGTAATGGGCTAATCTCGTTATTACGATATTTAGCAACGATACGATATGGCACTTCGGTGATGTCAACAACTTGAAATGCTGAGTAGTCGCCACCTACACCTTTAGCCATATCTGCTATCAAACAATATGAATGTCCAGCCTGTGGGTTTACATAAACATCTAAACCATCCTTTTGATACACAATTACATCTGGACTCATTTTTGCAATTGTGTCTGCACGAACCAATGTTAAAGAAGAACCCAAGAAGTTACATAAAACTTCCTGTGTAAACTTCAACTCACCAAGTGCAGCCTTTTGTTCATTTGCCCACTCTTCTGTTCTTCCTGGAATTTCCCAGTATGGAATGAATAATGGTATGAACCCATTACGACCTTTTTCAGCATCTGTCCAAAACTTCCAGAAGTGATTGTAACCCAACGGAGTTGAAGACAGTAAAATCTTTGTAGTCTGACCAGCAGAAATAGTAGGGTAAACAGATGTGAAGAATTCTTCTGCCACATTGTTTGGAATAATCGCAGCTTCGTCAACATAAAGTAAGTTGACAGATTTACCACGAATACCAGACTTACCTGTTGCAGCAGTGAATACCTTTGAACCATTTTCTAGTTCAATATCACCTTTGTTCCAACCAGTCACACCTTGTTGCATCCACTTTGGTAGACACTCATACATTGTTTGATAACGATCTAAAACTTCTCGTGCAGCAGTTGCCTTATTGGCAAGAATCGCCACAGTTTTATTAGACTGAAATAAAGTATACCAAAGAATGTATGCAGCAGAAGTCGTAGTCTTACCTTGCTGACGACCTTCCATAAGAATCACACGACGATTAGTATGGATTACATTTACTTTATTGCGCTGGCAATCATACAATTTAAATAATTGTAAACCATGGTCTAGCGTTACAATGTAACAGTAGTTCTCAATAAAGTAAATTGGATCCTGAGCACACTTCATGTACTCTTTAATATCCTCAGGTGTAAAATCAACTTTAACACCAGCTGCTTTTAAGTTGGTGTTCGAATTATAAATTTCTGCCATAGTTTAAAAGCCGTCTAACCAATCTTGGTTAATAACAGCAGAGGTATTTGAATCACCTTCTGCCACAAAAATTCTATTTGGATTACCAAGATCTTCATTTACTCCAATGTTAGCATTAACATTAGTAATGATACCTTGCCCTAGTACTGGACCAAATATATTTAACTTCATTTGGAAACTTAAAGTATGTGTAACGAAACGACGATTTTGAAAATCTCCATCGTATTCATCTGATACTGAAACACTATTTAAAACAACAGGTACACTATTAACAATATCCATTCCTGGAAGAGCGTTAATAGAAAGAGAATACTCTGGAGTAAATGTTGGAAGAATTTGCTCTACAATTTGAAGACCATCTTCTTGATTCTTAGTTAAAATGTACAGCGTAATATCTAGATTATAAGGAACTGGAGAGTATACATGATCTTTGGAAGTTGTGCCAGTTGAATAAGTGATTTTACTTAAACGATTAGTTTTACGCATTGAGTCATAATTATACCCAATAATTTCAAATGACATTCTTGGCAAAGAAACATAAGTGTGATTCTCTAAATTTGGATCTTGATCCAAACGAACAATCCATTTTTCTTTTGGTGCATATGCCAATGGAACTTGTAATCTTTGTATAGTTGTTCCGTCAACCGAATCACCTTGTTTACGATCGATGTATATGTTACTGAACAATTTACCAAAAGCAACGATTGCTTTTCTTACAGTACCATGGTAGTAAACATTATTATTAAGCATTATTTAACCTCACCAAATGGGTTTTCTTCACTAAACAAAATGTCTTCACCTTGTTTTTTAAATTTGTTATTATCTGCATATGATTCAGTTTTATCAATATCAATACTAATAACTGATGTAGCTATCGCTTGAGTTCCACCAGCTGGAGGGGCAGACAAAGTAATTACAGGTGCAGATGAATATGCGGAGCCACCATTGGTAATATTAATTGAAACAACTTTACCAGCATTTGATCCAGTTCCAAGAACTGCAGTAGCAGTTGCTGTACCAGAAAAGAATGTTACCGTTGGTGGTGTGACATATCCAGATCCTCTTGATACTAAATCAACAGCTGTTACACGACCAGTTGGGTTTCTTGTTGTATTTGTAGTAAAAGTCTTAAGTGTTTCAAACGCATCAATTTCTGCAATACCAGTATCGATACGCTCTGATGAATACTGGAATAGTTCAACTTGTAATTTGTAAACATAAAGTTTACCAAGTTGATAAAATGGATCTTGGTGTTGTACGAATTTGATTTCGAACAAACCTTTTGTTAATGGGAAGTATAATAGATCACCTTCGTTTGGGCGAGTTGGAATGCTAGTAACTCCATAACGACCAATTAACTGTTCCCATCTACGACGAGCAACTACTAGCGTTGCTGATTGCTCCATCATTAAACCAAACTTTTGAATGAATGCACCTTGCCCTGCAAATGAATCAACATTCTCAAAATACATTTCGATTGGGAAAGATGATTTGAATTGGCTAAGTCTATCTTCACCAAGGATTTCATCCTTGGATACTAGAGATCTTGGAATATAGAAAAAATCTTGACCATAAATCTTAAGAGATTCAATGATCAAATCTTCAATGAGCAACTGCTCGGTTCTAGTACCATTAGTAAAATAAACATTACGAGACATAAATTACCCCAAGAAAAAGTCTAATGGCGCAGATTTGTTCATTAATTCTTCTTCTAGATCCTTAATTTCTGTAGTGGCTTCTTCATATAATTTATCACCATCCAGAGTTACACCACCTGGAAGTTGCAATCCTTGAAACTTTTTAAGATTAGTTGCCCATTGTTTTTTAAACAAAGCAGTGACATAATGTCTTAGCCATGGTTCGTTCCAGATTTTAGTATATGAGGCTGGATCCATGGCACGATATGCCTGAACGATAACATAATCGCCAAGAACAAAATCAGTTTGCCAATTAGCGTCTAAGTACAGTTTATTTGATAAACGATTGAATCTAAACAACTGATGACCATTTAACTCTAAATCTAATAGAGCCAAATGTGACATCACTGTTTTGTAGTAAATTAAAGATGTAGATGTTAAATCATACAAGTCGTTTAATCGTAATTGGTATTGTAAGTCGAAAATGTTCTTTGAAGAACTTGCTTGACCAATACCTAGAATCTTTGTTACACCGTAAACATAATCTGGAATAGGAATGTAACGATTGTCATATTCACGCAGTGTGATTGATGATAGGACTGCAGTATGTCCATCAGAACCATTGATAGTTTCACCAGCTGTAAATGTTCCAACTACATTTTTAACCAACAACAATGTTCCGTTTGATTCTCTTGAAGATTCACGACACACTTGAGCAGTTGCACCAGAAGTGGCACCAATGATATTTTCTGCAAGATTAAATGATGTAGCAACTGATGCAGATAATGTGATTTCTGAAGCACGGATAGGTTGCTTCATGTAAATTTGTTCTACACCTTCATAGTGGTATAGATTCCAATAGTCTAACGCTTCATCTAAACGATCTTCTAATTGGTCATCATCCACATTGACCTCAAGCACAGGTGCACCTAATGCTCGTAAAGCGTATTGTTTTAAACCTTCTCTTGAGCTGACTGCCATAATTTATCCTAATGCGATTGACATAGCAACCGCTTTTGATAATGCTTCACGAACAGCAAACTCAGTAGTAGCAATCTGAGTTGTTGAAGTTGCTATTGCTGCAGTTGGTGCAGTCGGTACACCAGTAAGAGCAGTTCCTGATACTGTAGAAGTTTGAACGACTGTTCCATCTACTGTAGTTGTAATTGTTCCAATACCCGTATCTGCCACAGTGACAGAACTATTCGCTTGAGAAATAGATAAGCCACCTGAGACGGAAGCCCACTGTAAACCTGTACCTGTTGATTGGAGATACTGACCTGTCGTTCCTGCAGAACTATTGACAACCAATGTTCCAGGAAGAGTAAGAGAGCCTGACTGTAATATCAGACCATTTTTGACTTTAAATTCGTTTGCCATTTCGTTTCATTTTCCACGAAATGGAGACTGCCTAAGCAGTCTCCATATTAAACAACATTAAACAACCAATAGAGTTCTTTGGATATTAATAGTTGCTGAAGTTGCAGATCCCATTGTTACTGTCAACACAGCGTTGGAGCCAGAGATGCTGCTTGTAAATGTAGCTAACACACCATTAGTTTCAATAACTGCAAATTCAGTCATGTATGTATTAGTGCCGTCTTGGATAACCATGATTTCGCTAACTTGATAGTTAGAACCTTGTGTAACTTGTACCAAGTATTTGGCAGAGCGATAAGTCGCTTTAGCCCATGAGTCAACAGTAGTTGCTGAAACAGTAGCAACAGTTGCTTGAACCACATTATCGTTGGCAACAGTAACTGCAGATGCCTGATAGTTAATAGCACTATTGAAAGATTTGTTACTTAGTGTTTCTGTACCACCAGTTGTAGCAAGAGTACCAGTTGTTGGTAATGTTACATTGGTTGCAGCAGTTGCTGTTAGAGTAGTAATGTAAGCACCAGCTGTTGCTAGAGTAGAACCATTAACAAGAGTTAATGTACCAGTTGTAGTTGTTACTGTTAAGCCATTAACAGTTTTATTTGTTAATGCTTCAGATCCAGCTAAAGTAGCAAGAGTACCAGTTGTTGGTAATGTTACATTAGTTGAAGCAGTAGTTGTTAATGTTAGAGCATATGCGCCAGAGGTAGTAAACGCACCAGCAGTAGAAATATTACCACCAAGAGTGATAGTATTTGATCCGTTGTTTACACCAGTACCACCATAAGTAGCACCGATTACAGTACCTTGCCAAGTACCAGTACCAATTGTACCAACGCTAGTAAGGGAAGAACCAGTAACACCAGAACCTAATGTTGTAGCATTAAGTACTGAAGTGTTATTAATCTTGAATGATTTACCAGAAGCAATGTTCCAGTTCTCAGAAGATGTCCACTGAGTATTTGCATTATCATAAGTGATAGTTTTGTTAGTAGCACCCAACAGAGTAATACCACCGCCATCAGCAGTAGTATCTGTAGGAGATGCAACTTTACCAAGTTCAACATTCTTGTCAGTAACTTGTAGAGTAGTAGACTCGATGAAAGTAGTAGTACCTTTAACATCAAGATTACCAGTAACTGTTAAGTCATTGTTAACAGTAACAGTACCAGCTGCAGATCCAAGGTTTACATTGGAAATACCACCAGTTGCTGCACCAGTACCAATGTTAATAGTCTTGGTAGTTGCGCTGGCAGTCGCACCAGTAGAAATATTAGTAGTAGAAGCAGCAGTGCCAGTATAACCAAGTGTTAATGCTGTTGAAGAAGCAAACGCACCAAATGTTGCACCTGAATCAATACTAGTAGTGAAAGTTGGAGAAGTTGCAAATACTAATGAGCCAGAACCAGTTTCATCGGAAATAATACCAGCTAGTTCAGAAGAAGTAGTGGAAGCGTGAACGGATAGTTTGTTTGAAGTATAAACAACAGTACCACCAGCACCAAAGGCAACAGAAGAGGAGTCAGTACCAGTGAAAGTTAAAGTATTAGAGGCAGTAAGAGTTTTACCATCAGCAATGGTTAAAGTAGAACCAGTTGCTGGAGCAGTAAGAGTAACTTTGTTAATGCTAGTTGCAGTCGCAACACCAAGAGTTGGAGTTGTAAGCGATGGGCTAGTAGCAAAAACCGCAGAACCAGTACCTGTTACGCTTGTCCATACTGGAGCAGCACCATTAGTACCATCGCCAGTTTGAGTAAGAACTCTGATTGATGATGATGTATTTGGGCTTAGAAAACTGGTTGTATCTGTACCACTTTGATATGGTAAAGAACCTAATAATGTTGTACCATTACCACCAGCTAAATTAGTAGCTTTTGTTGTTGTGGCTGCGTTTACTAGTAATGTACCAGCATTATTGAATACATCTACTGTACCAATTCGTAAACCATCTTTTATCTTAAATGCCATCTGAAAACTCCTCTAGTTTCTTTTATTTATGTTACATCATTCTTCTGAATTTGAACACATAGTTCGATGCAGAAGAATTGTCTGAATTTGAGTAAATTTGCAACTTTAAATTTGTGCCTGCAGCAGCTGAAGATCTATATGTTCTTAGATATAATCCAGCTTCTCCACCAGCCCCTGCTCTGTGTAAAACTATTTCATCGGTTGGTAATTCTACCGAAGAATTCGTTGATCCAGCGTACCAAGACATAGTTCCAGAATAATACTCATTTGAGTTAGTACCACCTGCGCCAGCATCATTTGCAAACAACTGAACCATATAAGTTCCAGTTGTTAAATCTGTATAACTAATTCCAGTATCTTGCCAATCAGTCGTTAAAGTTAAAGACTTTGTGATCGACTTAATTTGGTCTATCTCAGTTCCGTTAGTTGGAACCAAACCTTGATGGGATAATTTCTCGCTACTTGTCCATGCAGCTGTATCTCTAACCCAATTAAATGTTTTATTAGTAGCACCCAACAATGTGATACCACCGCCATCAGCAGTTATATCAGTAGGGGTATTTACTTTACCTAATTCTAAGTTTTTATCTAATACTTGAGTAGTAGTAGATTCGATGAAAGAGACAGATCCCTTAACATCTAAATTTCCTTGAACTGTTAAATTATTATTAACAGTTGTTGTACCAGTATTGGCACCAATATTTAATGTAGTTGCAGCACCACCAATATTTAAAGTGGTTACTGTGGTATTTAATAAATTAAATGCTGTGCTACTAGATTTAACAGAAGTAGAAAGCCACAAATCTTTCCATTGATAACTAGAACTACCTAATGCATAGGTATTATCTGTTTCTGTTATAATGTCTCTAACAGCGGAAATACCACTGCCAGATAAATGTAAATTATCACCAATCGGAAGTTCTTTGATTGATGCTAAGGGTGTTGAGTCTACTATTAAGGGTACACGATTTGCCATAATTTATCCTTACGCTGGTACTTCTATATTACCACTTCTGCCAGCAACATTTAAAGTGCCAGAATAAAATGGAACTGCAATATAACTATTAGAACGATCTATAACATAAAGATTTCCGCTACCACCACTACCACCAATTTGTCCAATGGTGTCGTCATTTTTACGATAGTACATTCTACCGTCTGCATAGTTTAATGCGACTTCTCCATATACCAAATCATCAGCGATTGGTATCTTTCCGCTTACTGCGGACTTCTTAAAAATAATTTTGTTAGCCATTATAACCTATTTTCTATGTAGAAAAACAATACTCGGTATGGACCGAGACTCTCAGTTTACATAAACTGAGAGTACACTCTATTTATTGACTATTAATATGTTCCGCCATCAATGTTAAAGCCATCTAGTGTAGAAGTTGCTGCACCAGCACCAGTAATATTAATACCAACATACATTGATTTAGTGACTGCCAAACCACCAGACATAACAACACCTGCAGTTGTTAAGTTAGTAGCATCAGTAGCATTGGTTAGAGTTACTAGACCAGAAGCAGCAAAAGTTGTAAACGCACCAGTGTTTGCAGTAGTAGCACCGATTGGAGTATTGTTAATACTGCCAGTAGTAATTACTGCGCCAGTGATTGTTTTATTAGTAAGAGTATCAGTAGTGGCACGACCAACTAATGTATCTGTAGAAGTTGGTAGAGTTAGCGTACCAGTGTTAACAATAGTGGCAATAACTGGACTGGTTAAAGTCTTGTTGGTAAATGTCTCAGTACCAGCTAGTGTAGCAAGAGTACCAGTAACAGGTAATGTTAATGTTGTATTGGCAGTGGCAGTAAATGATTGAGTAAACGAGCCAGCGTGAGTTACTGAACCTGCCAGAGTTAATGTGTTAG